CGAATCTTGCGCCCGGTGCTGCGAGTAGCACATCCTTAGATTCACTCCTTGATAACCTCTGTAATGCGTATGATGCGCTGGCTGACGATCAGATCAGAAAGGTTACGGCGCAGAATGCGGCGGACTTTAGATTGATTGTTACGAACTTCAAGCAGATGATAAATCTCCCCCAAGATATACTTAATACAGTCAAGGATATCCCTAACGAAGACGCCAAACTCTACTTTGCTACGTTATTAGAAAAGGGCAAGGCTGCGCGTAGTCTCTTGGCGCAGACGGGTTACGATATCAGTCGTTTGGCTTCCAATGTAAGATCTGGAATCACAAGAAGGGTCTCTGGTGTCCGCAACAGCTTATTCTCAAAGAATGGCGCGAAGAATGCCACTAAGAAGAACGGCAACAATCGGTCGTGGTGGCGCAAGGGCGTTAATAAGATTAAGGGAGCCTATGGCACGATCAAAAACCGCATCTTCAAGCAGAAGAACCCGGTTCCCATGGTAAACCAGAACGTCCTCGGTAATGACCCCATGGTTACCCGCAAGAACCGCAGACACCATTAGATTTAATCCCCTATAAATAATTTGACTTCATACAATGAGTTCAAATGATTTTTCTCTAATAAAAGCAGAAGAATGGGTAATGCTTCTGATACTATCCGTGCAAAAAAAGCCAAGACATATTACAATTTCACTTCAAATGCAAATGTGACCACACAAAAGAACGCAAATTGCGGAACATGTTCTGAAAGCGCGCCTGCTAGCGGAACAAGTTGTATTCTTAATTTTCCCAGCTATGATTTGAAACTCCTTTACCTGGTAGGAAAAAACGCAGCCCTCGTTAATTCAACATGTACAAATTCACAATCCACATAAACTGAATGGCTGACGATAAACCAATCGGTTCAAGAACTAAAGAATGCGTTACACTCTGGCGTAAACTTACAGTTGATCTGGGTATACCTCATACATACGAGGGTATGCTAGAACTCAAGGAGGAAATTGATAAATACATCAAAACAGGCGAACCTTTCAAGGGGGACATTGACATTCCAGCAATTGGGCGCATAGCCTGTGTTATGTTCCCAAAGGAAAAGAGTAAAGAAGTAACCATTACACTGAAAGTCATCAAATAGCAAATAACATAGCCGCCCGTCCTCCATAGATTCGTAGAACATTCCACGTTGTGGTCCACAAATATAATTCAAGTGCGGGATATTTTCCGTTGCGATCCGGATTCATTTTGAATGCGATTTCTTTTCGCGACAATTTATCAAAATTGGCTAAACCCTTTGGCTGATATGGACTTCCTAATTCCTTATCATCCCAACAGCCCGGACCGTGACTAAATGGATAACAATAGATGTATCGCCAGAAATGTGGAGCCTTTCTATAGTGTAGCAAGGGCATTAATGTTCGGAAAAATGACGGCAAAGTGTGGTGAAAACGCTGTGTTCCGTTATAAAAAAGCGACACAGCCTGAATTGGTTCGGAATAAGAATAGGCGAAACGCGTTGAATCTATTTGCCAAGGCCAAAATGTGCTTCCATTCCCGGACAAATCGCGCGTGGCCAAAAAAGGAGTATTAAATGAATTTGCGGCTGAATTATGAAACATCCATATCAAATCCTGTGTTGGATTATTAAATGGTATCACTGTGCGAATATATGCTTGCCCGTTTGTATCTTGAACTTCAAGAGCATTGTATAGCGGAACCTTATATTCTAAATCAGCTGATCGCAAATTTATCGCCTCGTAATCATCTACAGAGATATATTCTGCTAGTAAGTATGCGTCCTGAAAGTGGAGTTTAGTGGGAACAGTGATAAGGGGAATTGTGTTTCCTTTTACACCATAAAAGGGATCTTGATCACTTGCTCCATAAATTAATGTCGGTGAATTATCATTTGCAACATAGAATGATGCTCCTTGTATTGAGGGCATTGCGCCGGGAGGATTACATTTATTTTCCACATAATCATGATTCAGCTCGTTAATACGAGCAGTAGTATAATAAACATTTTCAACTCCGCTGAACTTAACCTTACACATTACAGCATCTGCTGATAACGCATCTATCGGCAAACTCTGTGCTAAATTCTGCGTAAACCAAAAGGGCAGAGGAACACGAACTGTAATGGGCGTGGGTGTTAAAAGTGAAAAAACAGTATAATTTTCTACACGCCCTATCATTTCATTTTTAACGGCTATCTTCTCGGGCGGTTCATAAAGTTCATCCAAGATTTCTAGCAGACGACCATCTAATGTAGCCACCGCTACACCACCGATTTCCAATGTAATTGTATCTATAATTGCGTGACCGATACTATTCGTCCAGCTGAATGTGGGACCTAAGAATTTCTGCGGCGTGTAAATGGATGAATCTCCTGCTGCGATAGCAGCCTGATTTTGAACTGTGTAAATATCGGGAAGTGTTACTACCAGGAATATACGATGAAGAAAATTGGACTGACGGGGCAAGGTAACACTTGCTTGAATGCCAAAGTCTGGCTGGTTATCAAAATCAACACGAACAAATTGAGCTGCCCAACGAGTAGTTGCCTTATAGACACGCATATATCGTTCAATAGAAGGTCGGCCTTTTGTGCCCGGCTGTAAGCGTTCATCTTGCATACCTCGTGCTACAATTTTAAATAAGTCTGGAACAGACATCTCCTGTTGATAGTCCAGACTATTTTAAGCCTTTGTCTTTTCCTCATAGATACCCAGCGTCCGAGCAGAAGGATCCGTTGTTTCAGGCGACCATTGGGGCATCCACATATGAGGAATTAAACCAGCTGCCATCGGCCCGTAGGCCCGCTCATAAACACCGCGATACCAGCGTGCCTCATCCGTCGTGGGCGGGTTGTGCTTGTATTCCACGCCCTTGAACTGGACTGCCTTCTCGGTGCCAGCCTTCTGTAGCATCTGAAACCATGAATTCTCCTTGCTAGAAACTCCGTCACTGAAAGCCTCCTTGCGACGCCAAATAATCTCTTCCGGTAGCAGACCGGAATCTGCAAAGGCCTCTCGCAACATCCACTTTTCCGGTCTACCCTCCTTCTCCTTTGTCGGAAGAGAAGGCATAAACATCTCAGTCGGTAAGCGACGAACAAAGTCCACAAGTTGCCGGTCCAAGAACGGAGTGCGGGACTCCAAACCGTGCGCAGCCATTGACCTCTCCGATCGCAAGACATCGTAGCAGTGGATTTCACCCAACAGCCGTTCAATCTCATTCTCAAAAGCGATCGCATTGGGCGCACGATTAAAGTATAGATAACCACCGAATAACTCATCGCTTCCATCGCCATTCAAGACAACCTTAACATCTGTGTTTTCCTTGATCCACTTGCCTAAGAGCCAGTTTCCAACAGATGCGCGAACGCTTGTAATATCATAACTTTCCACCGCATGAATGACAGGCTCCACGGCTGCCAAGAAATCCGCTGATGTCAAGACAATCTCGTGGTGGATAGAATTAATGTGCCATGCGACTTTCCGCGCAGCCACAATGTCAGGTGTCTCTGTGCCGAGGCCGATGGAAAATGTGTGAATGCGCTGACCAACTTGACCCAACACCTTGGCAGCCAGCGCCGCAACTAGACTGCTATCTAATCCACCGGATAACAAGGCGCCAACCGGTCTGTCAGAAAGCATACGCTTCTCTACGGAAGCCGTCAAATACAGACGAATCCACATCTGTAGGTCATCTAAGCAGTCCTTTGTCTCAGCCAAGAAGGACTGCTTGTGCCATGTCAGTGACGTCCATTGCTTGACAATCGGCTCGTAACCCGCCTTTAGAACAGCATACGATGACGGCGGGAAAATGTTGAGATCCTTGACTGCTGGAGGCATGCCCTTCACTTCAGATGAAAAACAATAGGCTCCGTTACCTAAGCGAGCAACAAAGAGTGGCCTGATGCCAAAAGAGTCACGTCCGATGTGAAGCGTCTCAGAGGGAATATGGTAAGCCACGAACGCAAACACGCCATCCAGCAGACGGCACACATCGCGTGTGGAGAAACGAGCAAGAAGCCACGGAATTACGAAACAATCCGAGCCGAGATATTCTGCTGGAATGTCAAATCGCGCAGCCAGTTCACGGTAATTATAGATTTCACCATTACAGACGACGCGCCACTCTCCACAGGGCGACTTCATCGGCTGATTTCCAGCAGGAGTTAGACCATTGATTGCCAACCGTGTAAAACCAAAAATACATGCATCTATATCCACAACAGTCATGTATTCCGGGCCTCTAGGCAACAACTTTTTAACACACTCTTCCGGATCCACTGAGGAAGCAGAACCAAAGAGACACCATATCCCGCACATACTATAATTTGTTATTGTGCCAGAAGTATTTAAACTGGAACAACCTCACCACCAGAAAGGTCTGCCGTAGGAGGAACAGCAACAGAAGGGATAGGCGTTACAAGATTCTCATCCGTCGGCTCATAGGGCAGAGCAGGCGCTGTCGTCTTCGTCTGCTGGAGCCACAAGTAGTTTGCAAGGAAGAGCTGACGGGGAATGTCCTGCGAATTGACCCATGCCACGCACTCAGCCCATGTTAGCGTCAGCTGAGCGGGGCGCAGACGGTTGAGATAGTGATCCTGCATGTCATAGAGAAGCTTACGCATATACTTGGGAGCATCCCGGCTAGGCAGACTGCGTGCCTTGAAGACATCGCAATACGTCTGATAAAGAACCCGCGTCTGCGTCTTGAGCCTTAGCCAAAGAGCATCAAACAGAGGACGATCCTCGGGGAAATGATGCATGTAAGCATTGAGGCTACCCTTCTGACGGAGCTCCAGCCAGCGAAAATCAAGACGGGGCGTATTCCCACGGAGTTCATGGAGCATCTTGTAGGTCGGCGTCCGAATCTTCCAGCGCTGACCCGTGCTAGTGTCCTTCACGACATAACCCTGGCAAAACACACTGTCATTCGTAGCAATCATCGATTCAAGAGCCTTCACCGTAACATCCGTGCCAGAAAGAGGAAGGCGACGGCTGAGCAGATTCATAAGCGCCGGATACTCAGAAATTGCTGGAGCAAAGTCAGGATTTGTAGGATCCGAAAGATTGACAACCTGAACAAGGCGGAGAGTGGCAACGGGCACAGGCACGATAATCCGATTGCTTGGATGCTGGAGAACCCATGAGTAGCACATCTTCTCAGAAAGCATGCCCACCGTTAGATTCATACCCGCAAAGGTATCCCAGAACAACCGGTAAAAGGTCTGCTGACCATAGAACCGACAGTTTGCTCCTACGTTAGAGCGGGTAGCAAGGGTCCACTGCGATGTCTTTGCATCGTGAAAGAGATTAATCATTGTTCCATCCCAAAAGTCCTCCACCACGAGTCCTTCCTTCGGCATAAACGTGCTGGGCTCTAGGGGAATACTCTGAAAAGGGCTGAAGGCCATCGGCTTGTGGGTCTCCGTATTCCAAACAACAGAGCGGAAATAATGGGTATTCGTATGAGTCATATCCGACGCCCCCTTCACATACCGAATAATAGCAAGATGCCCTTGCTCCTTGCTCCGGATCACCTTGAGAAGACCGCCCTCAGCTGACTCAAGATGAGCATACATTGCCTCAGCATTCGGAAACTTCATTGCGACACTATTAATACAACCAGAATCAATTGCAGACATTATAACAATCACCTGCCATTTATCCCGCAACCACCGCATTCAAATTTTTTTGACCGAGGTTGGCTCCACAAGAAAAGAACCCTTGCTTATCATAGGACGGATGGCCGAAAATAACATTTTTGGAACTTCATCAACCTTTGGCAAACCCGAAAATTTTAATCAAGGACTTGCTCCTGTAGAAAAGACTGTAGCTGTCCCGACTAATACTGACGCTCCTAATATTGAATTAGGAGACTGGATTTCAATCACATCTACTGAAAACCCCGAGGGTATAACTGGAGATGTCATTTATCGCGACAAAGAGCGCATCCGTATCAAATATAAGCAAAGCCGGACACACGGCCGTGAATATCTGCTGGATGAATACGGTGATTTCAAAGAAGAATACGGCATTTTCAGCATCTTAAATCATCGTAGCTCTGAATTCTACCATTTCTCGGCCATGATTGGCGTTCAACCGGGTGAAACTGTTGAATTTTACACTCTTGATGGCGAACCCGCAGTTATAAATGCTGAAACAAAAGAAACAAGCGGTATTGTCAGCCAAATTATTGCTACAGAAACGGAAGACGCCCTGATTCTACAAAGTGGTGTTCGTTTGGATTTTAATGGTGTTGGACCGAATCCAGCCTCAGAAGTGGCTATCATTGTTCCTGCTATTCCTAAAGATGAGGGTGGCGAAGTTGCCTCCGACGCGCAACTTAGTCAGCAACAACTGGAAGAAAGGGAATCCGCCTTTCAGTTTCAAAGCATTGACCAACTCCTCCGTGAAATTATGCCTACGTCGGTCATTGAAGAAGTCCCGACAGCAGAACGTTTCTATCCCGACGCAATTCAACGACAGGATATGTATAACGATTTTGTCTTAGACCTGACTGCAGAGAAGCAGAAAAATATTAAAGCACTCCGTGAAGTCAGTCAACTAACGGAATATCTGCTGGCTCTCAAGCAGTCCACTGTTAAATTGAATGTAGCGGGTAGGCCTATCGGCGTCCAAAAGTCAACCTTTGACAGTCTAGCAGATGTCACAAATGAAGTGGCTTCATCCTATATACCCGCCTGCGTTCCCATTTATGATGTGAAGAAGACACTCTATTTTGATTCCAAACAACAGAGTCCTCATCAAAATCTAATCTTCAAATCCATCCTTCATGTTGAGCATGAGGCTCATAAACGCACGACCGATTATGAAGGTGGGTTGATGCCCGCAAACGGTTTGGCCTTCTATTCCTATTTGGATTCCATTTTCCAGTCCGACCTTCATCCTTACACAGCAGCGGATCGGGAAGGCGCACAAAGAGAGACCGTAGCATACGAGCAGGAAGGTTATGTTGCGCCCGAGCCCGGTTCTACACGGTTCGCCCTACCTCAAACAGGTGTCAAGGGATATCTAAGTAGTTTTGATCATAAACGCGGTTTTGCGTTTACACCTCTTGATAAGGAATATATTAATAGTCTTACTGTTCAAACCGCCCGTTTCTTACCCAGTGTTAGGGCCGTTGTTAATAAGGGAATATCTGCTGGAACCGTATCTCAACCCGCCGACCAAGTTGTAACCACCGGCTACGTCATTCTAGATACGCCCACAATTTTACATGCTAGAACGCTGGTAAATATTCCCTCCCTCATGACGCGTATACAAATTGGCGATTATCAACGTGAACGAAAGGTCCAGCATTTAGAAACAATTGATTCAATGGCTGTAGCCGACGCCAATGCGGAGACACACGCATTATATTTTACAAAGGAGGAAGTGGCCCGTGCTACGCCGGAGTTCTGGCAGGTGTGGGTTCGGAATAACTTGTATCGCACATTGTCACCTGTTCACGGCTTCTCCCCCGCGTCTCCCCTCTTAGCTGTTCTGCTGGATGCATTTGTGCCTAATCGCGGTGACTATCCGAAGGCTTTACAAGATGAAGTATGGCGTTTCATTGATTCAAATATCGGCCAGTGGATACAGGCCAGCGGAGCTTCAAGACAGCGCATTCAGAAGAAGTTGGCCGATGGTGGCGCTCTTGGCGAGGCCTATCTACCGATAATTGAAAATCCTAACACTTTGAATGAGCGCGTGTTAAATGATACATTCTTGAATATCTTGGTCCGCAGAATAAACGAGAAAGAGACAATTCTCAAAAACAATCCGCAGGTGTTATTGAACGAGTTTGAGAAAGGATTTGGCACAGAAGCCTTTATTCAATATGTCACAATCTTAACTAAATTGGATAATCGCGAAACGGCCTTTGATTACGATTTCCTAAGACAAAAGTTGGAGGATATCATCAAATCCGAGCAAAATCGCAATAATCTGCTGGCCCTTCAAGTGAAAAGCAATGCATCAAAACCGGAAGTCAATTCCTGTGCGCACGTTCGTGCATTAGTGGGTGTTCGTCGTGCTTTGTCAAGATCACACGACACTGCAACTTATATTGAAATGTTTAAGGCCTTTTTAGCGAAGTTTCAAGGACCGCGTGAAGGTAACTGGATGAAGTGCGAAGTCTGTAAGAAAGAACTGGTCTGTGTCCACGAAATCATGACACTCAATGAGGCCCTCCACCCCGGTCGCTCTCAGTCCCTCCATCGCAAACTTCTGCTGGATTTCGGTGGCCCCGTCTTTGAGGCTCATTACACCTGTAAGAATTGCGGTATTCCAATTGATGAAATAGAATACGACACCCACTTAGAATACAACGATGAAGGACAGGCAATTTCGGGTCGCTCAGTTATCAAGGAGGACGTCAAACGGGAAAGTTTGGAAGAAATCGTGAGTCGCAAGGAAGTCATACAGTTTAAGACTGAGGACGAGCAGAAAATTTATCTAATAATCAAGGTCATCTCAGAACGAATGGGCGCAAATGATATTAGTAAGGAGATGGTGGACCGTATTGTATATTATGCGCAGTTCTATCTGGATAAAAAAGTGCCAACACAGAGTGTCTATGAGACGCAGACGCGCGCTGCTCAAACAAGAGGAACACGTGGCCGAATCCCCTCCTATCAAGAGTATAGTCGCAATCAACGAATCGGAGTCGTGGCTGCTCTACTCTTGATTGAACTACAGACTTCCAATCCCCCCATTCAAATCAAGTATCCGTTTAGCCAGTGTCGGTTTTCTATTCAAGGATTCCCGACAGAGGGTATGAATCCGGAAGAGGCGGGAACAGGTGCTCTTGATTATGTGGCCTGCTGTGTTGCGTCTATTCAACGTACAGAAGATCCGTGGACCTACGTGACGTGGGCTTCTTACCCGGAAATTGATAAGCGCACGCAAACAATCAAGCATATCATCGTCACCACAATGAATCTTCTGCTCGGAACCACCCGTTCAGGCACACAGCTCAGCATTAGCAGTGACATCCGTTTAACCATGCGCAAGCGTATTGAAAGTCTAAAGTTGGAGCAACGGAAAGAACTGGCTTCTAGCAAGGACAAACTTCCTGCTGGATTTATGCCCGAGCCCTTCGTTCAATTCCCCGATAAAGTTGTGAACGAGCCCTTCGCTGGTGACCCCACATCTGCTGTGGCTAACATGAATATTGCAGGAACAGATGGCCCCAAGAAGAATATACAGTATCGCTTAGCCGTCTTGTATAGCCAGTTGAAGTTGGACGCACACAAGAAGGCCGAGAAAGATGGCGTGCTCATCTATGGCTCAGATCGTAGCGATAGTTTTGCCACTCCCATTTCTCTAATGGAAGTGAAACGCGGAGCACTACAAGTCCTTGGCCTTGTTCCGTTGGAAGAGGAAGCTCGGCGTCTAGCAATGGCTCTTAGAACAATTGACTTACGAACACCGACAATGACACCTGCTGGAACGCATATCTGGACACCGTGGGCTCCCCGTGTTGAACCTGTTCTCAAAGTGGAGATACCTAAGAATATCCTCTACAAACTCTTCTTACGAAACTGCTACAAGGGACCAACGATTGGAGCTCCCCACAAACTGGGTTTCGGTAACGCATGTAAGAATTGCGGTTTCCAATTCCCTGTCAGCATGGATATCATTGATCCCGAGAAGGAGGGTAAACCCGCACTGGACGCACAGGGTGTGGATTACAGTGAAACCGAGTTTGAGAAGATTTTGGCTGCTCGGCGTGAAAAACGGTCGCAGGCACTCTTTGTTCGTCCGGAAGAGCCCGAACTCTTGAAGAATATTCAAATGTGGATTGAAGCGCCCGCAATGGGAGACGATGATGCTGGTATGTGGCAGGAAGTAACCACAATCTTGCGCGGCCTCTATAATGCGAAAACAGTTGGCAATCCCATGGCCCGCGCTGTAGCGTGGGGAGACTTTGTTAAACGCACGGATACGGCGAAGGAAGCCTTAAAGCAAAAGGTAGCAGGTTCAGCCACAAGAAAAACAAGAGCAGATGCTGTTGCTGCGGGATTTATCAATAATTTAGAAATTTTAACACAGCATCCTTTGACCAGTGGGTTTGACTCCATGATGAATACATTTGTATCACCCCTCATGCAAAAAGCCCAAGCCCATCAAATCGCAACTATTACATCTTTACGGCCTGTAAAGGAAAGAGGTAAGGCTGATGTGATTTTTGCTCGTGGCATCAAGCAGTGGATGAAGATTTCAGGAGAACACACCACCTTACTCAATCAAATTATGGCGCATCACTCTGAGTTAATCGGCGGCGGTTCTATACAAATGCGCGAAGTCTGTAAGCGCGTGGGACGTGAACTTGGCCGTTGGCTCCAAATGTGGAAGCGGCAAATCTTCGAAGAACCCCTTCTTGGTTTTACCGAAACAGAAGCACAATATGTCCTCTTATTTGTGATCGTCCGCTTACTGCTGGAAATAACAGATCCGACTACATGGCTCTACAAAGATCTTCCTACTGAAGCTGCGCAACAGAAGCCGGATGCAGAAACCGTCATGAAGGAAGTCGTTGTTTTTATTGCGGAAAATATGCAAAAGACGGTTTCAAATACTAAGTTGCCTTCACAGAAAGAGTTGGAGGAGATTCTGCTAAAACGTGCGGAGATTGAACGGAATTACGTGATTGACATTTTTGACAAATTAGACGAAGATGAGAAACCGCTAGAGAAACTCCAAAAGAAGCTGGGCTTGGGCAAGTGGGCAATTGGTCGCAATGTTCGGGATTACAGCGTTGAGCTCTTTGAACACGACCGTAATCAGCGTATTGCGATGGGTCTGCGGGATGCTCCTCAGTTAGCAGAAGGCAGACAAACGCGCGCTGACTTCGGTTTTGCTTCATTGGGTGGTGGCGAATCACGTGCTGATCGTGCTTATGATCACGGAGATGCGGATATGCAAGAAAATGGCGAATAATCTTATGCTGGAAAATCATTTATAGTTAGTAAATTATCACAGTTAAAATGTTTCCGAATTATATCTTCAATGATAGTATCATATCTTGTATCAACTTCACCTAGAAATGGAATTCTATATATTATCATATGATCAGATATATGTTCTAATTGTAATTCAGAAACAGCATTTGTTATACAAATAGATAAAATTTTCATGTTAGTAAATCCACTTTTAATAATAGAATCAATTAAAAAAGGGTTGTATTGTTTATTTTCAAATTCAGTTGAAACAGAAATATTTATGAATACTATTGGAATATTTTTACTTCTAATATAATTCAATCTATTTACTGCTCTTACAAAGTGTTGCTTATGTTCACTATTACTTAAATCATGATGAGCAATTGTTGCTGAATGATAGTCGTTTGGATTATCAAATGCTATATTTAATGTGCGAAAACCATGTGCTTTGTTTTGTATATCCCATGCAGGATTATCTTTCGTAAAAATTAAGTTTGACTCATCTAATAAAATTTTAAAGTTTGTATCAAAGCATTTTATCAGATTTGTGTAATTGCGTATATTCATAGACCCAAAAAGAGAACTAAACTTAACTAAACCTAATCTTTTTAAAATAATTTCTGTATCGCACCTAACTCCAAGTGAATATACCACTTGAACTTCCATATTTAAATATTATCTATATTCTTTTATATGTTCTTTTAGGTATAATATACATACATATTTCTGTAGTTAAAACAGGAGCATGCATGTATTATTTTTAGCGCTAACTATATACCTTATTGGTACAACTGCTGTGTTGTATCTCCGTCCCGCGACAATGTTTCATCCCGGTGGAGCATGGAAGGAATTCTCCTTGACCCCCGACCCTAATCATACATACATGCCTTTTTGGCTTTTCTCTATACTCTGGGCATTTTTCAGTTATCTTCTAGCAACATTCATTCAACGGATGGCCGGTCCTTCTGTGCCTTCTGAAGAAGTGGATGACTTTGAAAGAATTGATCTGCCTGAAACACACGAGGAGACTGATCTTCCAGAATTGGCGGAACCTGTAAGTAAAAATATGGGTTTGAATCACACGCGAAATGGTTATTATGTCTTAGACACAGAGAAATATAATAAGAATCGTGTTCCGATGTATGTATATTATGGTGACGCGCCACCTGCTATTTCAGCCACGAGGCCTCCTTCACGACGATCCGATAGGAGGTAAAGCGCACGCCGTAGCAAATGAAGCTAAACAGGCAGTAGAATACATCCCCGCCCAGAACATATAAAATGCATGGACGGTGGATTCAACAAACATAGATTCGGGGCCAGTAGGCACAGTGTTCATATCTTCATTGTTCATATTTTCATTATTTTCCGACTTAGGATTCACTAACATGTCCCGAATAATATTACCCACAAAAGCAACATGCCATGTTAAACTGAAGAAAACAGCTGAGATAAGAACACCGACACCTGCTAGAGAAGCCAAGTGATCAGCCTGAAAGACTTTGCCACAGACTAAACTCTGAATAATACTAAATGACGCCCAATTCATAAAAAATGATATTACGCTAATGAATATCAAAATATAGATGAATGCTTGTAAAGACTGAATATCAGGATTTGTATTTAACTGTCTATACACAAAGAAACCCAAAGCAGGTAAAACAGCATGGACGACGCCGTTAAAGAAGGTTGAAAATACAATTTTACCTGTTGAATCGCTCATCTCTGAGAAGGCGGTGGATTTTCTTGCGTGAACTTTGACTTAGTAATAAATGGATACTTTAGAGAAGATGGCTTCTTGTGGAAATCAACCATTGCCAAAAGACAAAAAAATTGTCAAAACAGTCTTGAAGCGAACAGACGCTGTTATTGATACTTTCACGTGGGCAAAGGTTTTTAAGACAAAATCTAATTTTATAATGGATTACAAAACAGGTAATCCAACGGTTCTAAATCCCGATAATTTGAAAGAAGTCATACGGGTAATTGAAGTTCCCCGGGCAATTGATTCTTACAGAGCATTAGATGTATATAGAAACTCAACATCAAAAGAGAACAGAGAAAAATATACTTCGGCCCTTCAGAACTTTAATAAGCAGAAAACTGAAAAATCAGAACTGTTAATTTCCCGAGCAGAAGAACTTCAGAAAGCCTATATTGATTTGGCTCAGGCAATAGGAAATTATCGTATTAGTCCATCTGCTGAAGCCGCCAAACAAGTGGCATTAGCACAGAGACTGTTATTTGCAAAAGAGGCTGAAATAGCACCAAAAGGGCCGAAAGCTGAAGCCTGTGAAATAGGCGAATCATGCGAACGGATTGTTAAAGAATTTGAATATCCTCTTGCTCCTTCAGGCGATGTTGCTGCGCCTCCTGTTAACATATACATGAAATATGACAGTATGGCAGATAAGCGTGAAGTAGCAGTGGCAGCTCTAATAGTTCCTGCTGGTGAAGAAGCAGTAGCAGAAGAAGCAGAAGCCGTAGAAGGAGCTGAGATTCTCACCTAAGTTATTGTAACGGATAAACTGAAATACGTTCTTCATTTTTATCACAGTCTAGTTTCTTAAGGATGTATTGAAAACATACATCATTTCTATCAACATACGTTACCTTTCCAGCATTGTCCAGATTGGGGTTTTTATAAATAATTACGGGACTTGGTTTCAAAATATACACGACAAAGAATCCAACAAAAAAACTAACCATTAAAGGAATGAGTTGGATTTTAGTGAAAAAACGCATACTACCCTACTTTATGGAAAGATAAAATAAGATAAAATAAGATAAAATAGCATAAGTAGGGAATGCTGGATTTGATGGAAATAATGGAGCACCCTAGACTTGCTTTCATTATAAGTTGTTTAATTGGCTTTGGGTTAGCAGCAATGATGCGTCCTCTGTGTAAAGGGCCTGACTGTGTTGTTATACGAGGACCTGAAGTGGTCAAGTTTCAGAACACCGTCTATCAATTCGGAGAGGCCTGTTATGAATTTAAAGTCAAACCTGTTCAGTGTCCAGCAGACAGGCGCGATTTAGTTAAAACACTTTCGTTTGCTGATACGGATTAAGCGTGCGTTTTTTCGATAACTTTGATATATTTATCTATAATAAATGTCTCAAAGCACGCCCTTGGATAAGCTAGAGGGGCCCGGGTCAAATGATGCTTCGCTCGTAAGCAAGATTCTTTCGGATATGAATGAAGGCGCGCAGTCCATGACTAGCCCGAATGCCGCGGCGTTTCAACAGGGTCCACCCCGCCTGGTTCTCCAAGAACCGCCGATCCAGTCTACGCAGGAGTATACAATGGATTCAGCCCCTGCCACTGCGCACATGATTGGAAATTCAACTCCTTCCGCACAGGACTTTTCTTCTATGATGGCGTCTTTCGGCCAGGTACAGCAGGAAAATCCGACCCCTCAAGTACAGATGATTGCTCCTGCGCAGAAGGGAGATATGTGGTCGTATATTTCTGAGCGCATCCGGGCCCCGATCGTTGTGGCAGCGCTTTTCTTTCTTCTTAATCTACCCTTATTCCACACATCCCTCATGCAATACGCACCCTGGGCGTTTCGTGCTGGCTCCGAACTATCAATGGTTGGTCTGGTGCTTCTATCCTTGATTGCTGGACTGCTATTTGCCGGTTATCAACTCCTGTCTGATATTATAGGAGTATAGTAGGGAATGTCTGGATTTTTCGGTTATAAATTAAGTGAAGTGGCTGTCCTTGCACTCTTGCTTCTAGCATTGATTCCTGTCTCTAAGGCCGCTGCGAATTTTAACTTTTTGCCTATTGTAGTTGGTCTGCTAACCTATGCTGGTCTAACGACTATTCGCAGTTTAAGTCTGGGTCTCCGTATTATGATAGCACTGCTAATGGCTATGATTCTCGTCCCGACACCTTTCCGTGGCCGTCGTGTGTGGGAGAACTTTGAAGACGCTGCGACTGAGTCCGAAGAGAAAGAGGAACCCAAGAAGGAAGTTGAGACAGAAGACGCTGCGACTGAGTCCGAAGAGAAAGAGGAACCCAAGAAGGAAGAGGTTGAGGACCTTCCCCCTAAACCGGAACAGATTGAGAAGATGGCTGATATAAAAAAGACACCACATGATTCCGATTCTGAAAGCCCCGAGGCTTCAAACATTGATGCTTTAATGGCGAAACATGCTGGAACGCCTCCAAAGTATCGTCTCCCCTCTGAGAAAGAGGACGGAGACCATCATATGGATGTTGGAACAACTTTCATGAATGCTTACAAGAAGTTGAAGCCTGACCAAATCAAGAATCTAACAAGCGATACGCAGAAGTTAATCATGGTGCAGAAAGACTTAATGGCGAACTTGAACAATCTAAAGCCCTTGGTCAGTGACGGTAAGGAAATCATGAAGACATTCAAGAGTTTTTTTGGTTCGGACCCTACTAGTGCGTAAGTCTAAGGAAAATAACGGGCTGAAGTAGAATGCCCAAAGCTAGAAAATTTAAACAACGTGGGGGTTCACTCTTTTCTGAACAGCCAGGTGGTTTACACTTGTCACAAACGAGTCTCATACTAATTCTAGCAGTATCTCTCGTTATCTGCGGAGCCTTCATTTATTTTGCACTTCAGAATCGCAGTGACATTAATATTAAACTGGAAATGCCTCCTTCAGGAGGAGCGCCTGTAATGAGAAACCCGGTCTCAATGTCAAGCGGTGTCCCCGCTCCGCCCGAGCGTCAATATCAAGCGCCCCCTGACTTCAACACAGCGGGCAACATATTTAATGTCCCGACACAGGGTTACGCCGAGAGTTATCAACAAGTGGGACTGCTAGTAGCACCGGGTGGCTCTCCTCTTTCAGGCAATGGTGAACGCACCCTTGTGCCTCTATTTGGTCGGAGAACAATGGCATCCCGCAATAAGTGGAACTACTATATGCGCACAGACGGTCTCAATCCGGTCCAAGTTCCCATCCGTTACAAGAATCGCGACTGTGATGATGATAATGGTTGTGATGAAATCTACCAAGGCGATGAAGTTAGTGTCCCCGCACAGGGACAGACATATAAGGCGAATATATATAGGCAAAAATCTCAAGTTTATAATCCATTCTCAGTTTAGGATAGTCTACAATGACCAATACTAAAACGAAAGAACCCGCTCCTGTATTTCCATTTAATAGTTTGAGTTGTACACAGACACCGTTTCAGTTTCCAAAGGTGGCCAAGGTTGACGATCTACCTGAATACAAGACATCGCCAATTCGTATCATGGGTGATGCTCCGGGCCCTGGTCGTATTTTACAGCGTGCAAGCAAAGACGGACAGTTGATAGAAGAAAATTCACAGATAACTCTGTTATTTGAAGGACAAACATTCAATATATCCGATACAGTCATACATTTTCCCGGAATGCATCGGCTTCCCGGCAATGATTCCCCCTCTGCCGGAGAAATCCATGTTTACTTTCGGGCGAATAAGCCTTCATTACGAGGAGCGGTGCGCGATAATGTCTGTGTCATCATACCTCTTACTGTGGGAACTGGCAAGGGTGTTGAATATTTTGCCTATCTCAATCGGGATGCTACCGCCCGCACAGAGTATCTTCCAGCACTGGTAAGTATATTAACGGACAAAACACCAGTTCTCTTGTATAAGGGAAAAGACCTAAAAAATCGGGGAGCAGGTCTACCTCATCCTGACACACAATGCTTGCCGAATTCCTATGCGATCCAGCATATAATCCTTCAAACCGCCGTTAACATCCGAGCCAAAGATGTTGAACGTATCAAGGCTATAAATGATTATATTGAACTAGAACCGCCGAGTGATCCTATAAGTGTTGTTGACTTACGCCGATTTTGCGCTGTTTATACAAAGCCTGGCCTTCGCGTTGGATCTTTTATACAGGCTCCTACGGACTTACCTGCTGGAGTCAAACGTATGAGTGAAATGAAATGTCAAACAGTAGACACAAAGAAGGATATTCGGGGAGACAAAATCATCATAGATGAGAATGCGCGAAATGTATTTTTACCCGATGAAATTTACAATAAACGCAAGCTGGAGGATGAGGTTGGTGTGCCTGGTGTTAGCTCGGGCCAAACAATTAAACCGGGTGAATTTGAAGATATTCTTGCAATCCCTATAGGCGGCCTGATTGGATTAACCTTTACTGCTTTTATAGTATGGGGCATCAATAGTGTTGTTTGGAGAAAACTTACACTCAGTCGGCCGGGAACGCCGGGATTTTAGATTGGTTAAAATTCAGCAACTATGATAGGAGTCTGATGAAGACGGCGCTTTTATTACTTATCATTGCTGCGCTTTTCCTTTTTCTGGTCGCCTTCCAAAGAAGTCGCTTACCAGGAATTATACAGGAAGCATTTGAAGGGACGCTTCCAATGACATTTTCTACAACTAACCAAGCAGGGGCTGTTACAAAGGCGGGCGTTGCTCCACTGTGTCCACCCTCCTTTAAATTTTACACTGACAGAGATGGTGTATCAATGTGTTGTCGTGGTCGGATAGATTTTACCGAGGGACGATGCTATCCTGTTCATGACGCCAGCACTTTACCCCATGTGTGTACCATGGGAGCTGAAATGAAGGATGAATACGGTGATCCTATAAAATTCTGCGGGTCAATGATACAGTCACTCTTATCAGAGCTTGGAGCCAAAGACTGTACAACGGGTAAACCGAAGAGGGCTACAGCGGATGGAATAAGCGGATTCTGCTGTTCCGATATGCCATCTCCGGCATCTCCCGACAGGTGTCCTGCTGGCGCTGCTTCATGTGCTGTATTATCGCCTGGTGAAAATCCATTTGCACGCTCTGATTCATGCGGTCTTGAGCGTATAGATGATGGAGCATTCTGTCCCCATGATATGAATAAAACAATGATGGTCGGAAAGAAAGGTGAAATAAGTGGTCTAACTGTTCCACTTTGTATGTCAATCACTCCACCTCGGAGTGAAACAGTTCCGATGTGTATTCCCCGCAATGTCTTGAATGAACTTCGGCGTTATAACAGATATCTTTCAAAGGACTTGAATAAATGGATTGGTAACTGTGAAGTATACGATAAAGTCAATATTGCAGAGTCAATGTCACCCCAATCTCCGGATCTTGATAAGAGTGGCCTGTAAGCCTAAAAAATTGAAACCGACCCCCACCCTCAAAATAACTAGACACAACTAGACACAACTAGACACAATGGTATCCGTAAACCGTATTAATAAGGAGCTAACACGTGGTATTAGTGCGACGGTAATCAAATTTGATGAAACTCAACTTCTGCTAGAAGTAAGTGTCAACAATATCACGATAGAAATCATTTTCTCAGAGCAGTATCCATTTCATCCACCGTTTGCTCGTTGCGCTGGAGAATACATGAATCTCCCGATTCTACGGCCTGATAACTGGAAACCGTCGCTATGTATTAACGATATCATCCAGGCTATTATAGCAGAAGAATGAAAGCTGTAGGATTAAAGCTGTAGGACCTGCTGGTTAGGCGTTCCCATCCACGGCTTGATAGAAGGCGGTATCATTCCCTTCTCATCAATACTCTGTCCCACTAATTCAAATTCATTTTTGCCTGTGTCTCTCTGAGGAGCATACTCATAGGGTCTTAAAGAGGCTACCTGCATAGGTCTCTGCTCGTCCACCGGATACTGCCCATCAGGCGCTACTTCTGCGCGCGTAACGTCCTTTGGCTCTTCCTTCGTCAAATCTTTTATCTCAACACGAAAAACTTCATCTTGAACACTCGTTGTCGGCGGTGAATACGAAGCTGAACTTGTTGTTATAGAAGGTGAACGGCGGAGAACCTTATTCTGGACTATACTATTATTGCGCAAGACAATGATAAGGGCCAATGCTACACCCAGTGCGATGCCAACCACAGGGGAAACGTAGGCCACACCCACGCAGGCAAAGACAGCAACAAGTTGTATCAAAAGGGAATCAGATAAGGCTAAAAGCGTTGTAGACAGTGTTTGACTAGAGCCGATAACAGCCACTGAAACGGCCAGCATAACTAAAGAGGCAACTTCCCATTTCTGCATGATTCTCTAATCCTAACCAAGACTTTTTAGGAGACAATTTAAAACTTGAAGAGGATAGAAAGACAATGTCACGGATAAGAATACCTGATTGTATGAAACAAATCCCACCGGTTGTCCTTGCAGGAAAACGGATTTTATCTAACCGTGGATACTCAATACCCAAAGAGGGCTTAACCCATGGACAAATAGCGCAACTCAAAGATGCACTAACAGTAACACCTGTGGCTCCAGCAGAATATTCTGCTGGATTGGACAGTTTTCCCGTTTATTACGAATCACCCTTACGTATCTATGTTCCACGCATGTGGGGGCAAAAAGCATTCGGTCCTCCTGATGCGGATATTCGCAAGGAGGGCAAATCTCTACGCGAAGACTTAGTCTTCCAGGGTTCTCTGAGACCCCATCAAACCGAAATCACAGATACTTTTGTGGCAAAGGGCAAGAATGGTATTATCTGTGTTCCATGTGGTTGGGGCAAGACATTTATGTCACTAGCAATCATGGGTAAAATCAAGCGAAAGACAATTATTGTTGTTCATAAAGAGTTTCTTGTTTCCCAGTGGATAGGGGAAATCAATCGTGTATACCCGACTGCTAGAATCGGTCGCCTTCAAGCAGATGATGCGGAAGTGGGCGACGAGTTTGATATTACAATTGCCATGCTTCAGACTGTGGCCAAGCGGGAGTATCCGGAAGGCTATTTCAATGATTTCGGATTCGCCATCTTTGACGAGTGTCACCATCTGGGCGCAGCGCATTTTAGCAAGGCACTTATGAAGATTCAGACAAAGTGTATGCTGGGACTCTCTGCTACGCCGGACAGAACAGATGGTTTGTCAAAAGTATTCGGCTGGTATCTCGGAGACATGTCTACTAAAATCAGGGCACGAGAAGAGGACACCGAAGTGGAAGTCCGCGTATACGATTATACTACAACGGATGAAGAATATACGAAAACGAGTTATGATTACAGGGGAAACCCTATTAGAGCGCGACTCTTGAATACAATCACAGAATATGAGCCCCGCACTAGATACTTGATTCCAGCAGTAAAGAAGGCCTACGATGAGAAGCGGAAAACGCTGATTCTTTCGGATAGACGGGAGCACCTGTTAATGTGGGAACGCCTACTGAAAGAAGCAGGGGCCCCTGATGTTGCCTTCTACGTAGGCGGAATGAAGCAAACAGCGCTGGACAAATCGGAAGGTGCGCAGATTCTGCTGGGAACTTACAGTATGGCAGCGGAAGGAATGAATATTCCAACTCTTAACACAATCGTCTTGTCAACGCCGAAGAGTAACGTTGAACAATCTGTTGGGCGCATCTTGCGTCAAAAGAAAGATGAACGCCAGTTTAATCCGCTAATTATTGACCTACTAGACCAGCCACACGATT